CTCCTGGCTATTAACTCGCTACACCGTTGTGATGACGGAGTAATTCCAACTCGCCATCTCTGGCCTCCTTTTTCAGCGCTGAAACATCTTCTAATAATAGATTGGAGTGTTGTAGCACATATCCAAGCATCAGTTCCACCGAATTGAGTCGACCTCAAATCAAGACCAAGAACTGATATATCATCGACAGAGGGTAATGGTCTAGGGGGTAGGTGAACTGATACAAATTCCCCTGGTGTTGTACCAGTTGCTGCCGTCTTATGAAGATAAGTCCACAAAGAATACCTTTTTAAGAGAGATCTAAACGAGGTTATTTTCTCACCATAATAAATGAGATTCTGCTCAGCAGCCACTTTCATATCAGGAGGAGGCCCAATATAAATAACTTCACCTGTCTCTGAGTAGGGGTCAGAGATAGGAATGATAATATCTTCATCATCACTTACTGGTACAAGTGGAGCGAAAGAATTATCGGGAACAGCAACATCGAAGTCAGGACCAGCTCTGACAAATATTGCCACCCGACAAACCGATGCTGATGACGACTTAAGTGCATTTCTAACAGACACTCTTAATGAACCATTAAAGTTATCATTATATATGATACCTGATGAAGATGCAAAAGTATTAGGGTAGCTATGAATGACACTACCATATTTCTTAACCTGACTCCATGGTACATTCACAACAACTTTTGTTAATCCGACACCAGCAGCAAGATCAACAACAATGTTGTACTGTTCATTTGAAGGAATAGCAGTATGGGCTGTACCATTTGGATCAAATGAAATAGTTGCTCTCCCAGTAGTGAATTTACTGTGAACGAAAAGGAACATATATTCAAGTGACCCTGTGAAATACCTAAATGGTAATGCCGCAATTGTAACTGGTGCCATAATTGAGGCATTACCAGGACCAGTTACAGCATTAGTGGACACACTAGGTGTGACCCCCAATTCACAAATGATATTACCAACAGTTTGTGTATCGTCCCATGTAAAGGTATCAATTAATCCCCATCTTCTAGCTATGTTCATAATAGCTAGTGAGTCCTCATTATGTATACCATAATTCTGAGTATCTAAGCTCACACCAGCTTTAGGATCAAGTGATAATGGAACTATAGAATCTCTACCAATCATATTTGGCATAGGACCAAAGAATGTAGGTCGGAAATAGTTAGCTTCTAAATCCATTACTGGACGAGAATAACCAAATAAACCGATAGCTTTAGCTGCATAGCCAAATCCTTTCGAAGCAAGGGAAGCATAGCCACCTACGCCAGGTATATTGGCCAGAACGCCACTAGCATTAGATAGTGCCGAAGCAATAGATGATATAGGCCCATCTGTATTAATCTCATTATTTAATACCTGATTTGTTTTATCAACTATAACAGTTGCTGCACGATGGATGAAATCAGATTCTTCTTGAACCTCATCCTGATCATCAGATACAGGGGTGGGTACAACAAGATCAAAATCGTCCAACCATGCATAAACAGTGATGTCAACATCGGTAGTACCACCACCATTATCTGCAAGATCATCATAAGAATATATAAACAATCTATTTCGGGGTGAAGCTTGATTGTTAATATCTGTCAGATCAATAAATTCTTTAGGCGAGAAGAAGGGCATTGTGAATTCAGTAATTGGATTCGTCGCAACATCAACTGAAAAGTTGGGACCTGGCATTTGGACAACTCTGTGAACATCAAAGTAATCCATGCCAGACCAAAGGGCGCTCATTGGTAAATACCCAACCGCACAAGCTCCAACTTTAGTAGGAGCCCCATTGGTAACAATCCTAATCTTCATTGTGCCAGCAATACCCAAGTAATTTGCAGTTTTATTCTGCACTAATGGGTTGTTGAGATACAAATCCCAACAATTAAAGATCTGACTAAAACTGGTTCCATGAGTCCATACTCTATGTGCAATTGCAATAGGTCGATGAAAGAAAGAGCCAAGATCTGCCTTCTCTTTATTAGTTAGTCTTTTAGCTAATGGGGGCAGTGGAACATCCACTTTATCATTAACCATCTGATTATCTGTGTAAGTTAAAACAGCCTCATTAGATACCATAGATGTATCTCCTGGAAATGGAGAGGGATCAGATATAGGCTGGATATATTTACTGATGACGTCATCATAAGTAATAGTGGGAGAAATACCATATGCATCATGAGCGTACTGAATCATACTGAAATACGGATCTAAAACAGTTTGGCTTGTTCCAGCAGCTTTATGGATAATTAGTTCAAATTGGGCTGAATTAACAATATCCTTGGCATGGTCCTCAGCTGGTAAGCTAGTTGCAGGATTTCTCCAAGTCAACATTCTTTCAATTGATGATAATTTAAGAGGAGAATAAACAATATCATCCTTTAAAACAAATGACCTACTCAATAGATCACATTTCTCAATTGGAAGAAATGGTGCATCTTGCTCTTCCTTATCAGGAGAGGTATATTCAATGCCAATCCCTTTGAAAAAAGTGCTTAGCGAAACTTGATTATAGCTCTCAATATTCGTAGAAAATATTGAGTCATCGCCATAAGTAAAT